CAGTTGTGCAAGCGCATAGCCCAAACGATGTGAAGACTCGTTTCGTTGGGACGGAAATGATTTCGCCAAGAAAAAATCCGGAAGCGAAGCTTGGGAAACTAAGTATGCCTTATGCAGTGGTTGAGTTCATGCCTAACGACGGCGCGATTCTTGGTGAGGGCGGGTATGAGACTTTCCCCGCCGCGGTTCTCTTTGATCAGAAACTTGAGCATGAATCCTACGGGCGCAGTCGCGCGATGAAAGCGTTACCGACTGTGGTTCAGTCAAATATTATCGCGGAGATTTTAGCGGAGGGTGGGGAAGCGACCGCTCGTCCGCCTCTTGGAATGTATGACAACGGATCCCTCGCGGGAAAAGTTTTAAATCTTTCGGGCGGTGCGTTGAATGTGTTCAACATGTCAGGAACTTTTCCGACACAACAGCCTGTGTTTCCTCTTTATGCGGTCGGTGATTTGCGCGTTATGTTTGAGTGGAAGAAAATTGTTGATGAAAAGATTGAACGATTTTTCTTACTCGATAAACTTTTCAATCTCGGCCAAGGCCAGAGAATGCAGAATCCTGAAGTGATGATCCTAGACGCGATCCGTGCGGACTCGATCAGCACGATGTATGTGAACGGTCAGAATTTTATGACTGAACTTTTTGAGCGAGCGATGGATATTCTTTTCTCGATGGGCCTTCTTGGGGTACGCGATCCTTCGAATAAACAAGATCCTAAAGTGATTGAACTTTTGAAAAACGGCCACACCCCCTTTAAGATTCCGGAAGCGGTTTGGAATGCGATTGTGAAAGGGATTGATTGGTATCAGTTTGAATTTATTTCTCCCGCAGCCCGCATCATGCGGACTGAAGCACTTCGCGCGTCCACGACTTTCTTACAGACGATGGGTCAGGCAGCGCAGTTTATCCCTGAGTTTGCGTATGTGGTTGACGCGGAAGGATCCGCGCGTAAACTTCGTGAACAGTTGTCTGCGGACATGGTTATGATTCGCACACCTGAACAGATCGCAGCGATTCGAGAACAGGTCGCACAAGCACAAGCACAGGCCGCGCAAGCTGAAGCGCAACGACTCCAGTCCCAGTCGAATCAGAGTAACGCGCAAGCGCAAGCGACTCGCGTCGGAATGGTTAGAAATTTGCAGAACCCTGAAGTACAGCAGTAAACGAAAGGACAGACAACATGGCGGATCCGCGTAAAACGATTGATGCTCGTTCTCAAGAAGATGCGTTGAAGAGTCAAGACAACGAACTTATGATTCGTCAATGCTTTGACCGCGTTGCGAGTACAGCTGATGGTCTTTTTCTTCTTCAACATTTTTTTAAGTCGTCCGGTCATGGGGCAAACCATCTTGTGATGACGGAGACTAAAGATATTTCAGCCTTGGGTATGGCCGCAGCGGAAGGTCGCGCGACGCTATGGGGCGATCTTCGTCGATATTTTTCTCGTAAGAATTTAATTGAAATTGAACACCCTGAAACGAAAGGTTAGAAATTATGACTACTCCCGCGACTCCCGTAACACCTGTGGCCCCTGTAACTCCGGTAACACCTGTTACTCCGGCTGAACCGACATCAGTTGTTTCAACCCCGCCCACGCCGACTCCTACGCCTACATCGACTCCGGACGCGAAACCTAATGACCCCAAAAATATTTTCGCTATTCCAGAACCGTATGCGAAGGAACCGTGGGCGCAGGGTTTGAAATCTCTTGACGATGTTTTTAACCAGCATGCGAACGCGCAGAAATTGATTGGTAAGAAACGGATCGCATTGCCGTCTGAGACTTCATCCCCTGAAGAAGTGGCCGAGTTTCGTAAAGCCCTCGGGGTTCCAGAGACTCCGGACGCATATGATTTCAAAGTTATCGAGCCTTTAAAAGACCTCCCGCGCGATACAGAGATCGACAACTTTGTCAAGAAGACCCTGCATAAACACGGGGTTCCTAAGGACGCAGGTGAGAAGTTCGTGATGGAGATGGAGCAATTGGTATTTGAACACGCCAAACCTCGTATCGAAGCCGTTGCGAAGCAAGAAAAAGCCTTTGCCGAACTGAAGAAGAATACCTTTGGGGATAAGGTCGAGGAGACCTCCGCCGTATTCGAGAAGGTGATGGAGGAGACCTTGAAGGACTCCGCCCCTCAACTCATGGAAAAGCTGAAAACGCTACCGCAGGAAGCACGGTTGGCCAGCATGGCGTTCGCGAAAGCAATCCACGACAAATATGTTGGGGAGCATAAGATCGTGCCTCCGGTCAACAATTCGCCAACTTTAAGTGCTGATTTGAAGACGGCATACCAGCAGTTGTCGCAGAGTAAACTGGCTGTCCGGTCTGACAACTCCATGCCCGCGCATGTCAAGGAACAGCGTATTGCGGAGTTGAACAAACAGATGCAAGCAGTCGGTGCGAAAGCGCAAGAACAAAATATAAATCTTTTTAGTTGACACTACAGGTAGATTTTGATACAAGTATTTCGTTGACGTCCGATAATAAATTCGGGTAGCGAGTAAAATCGTCCGATGCGTTTCGGGGAGCGTTTATAGTTTACACAGTTTTTAATTATAAATTTTTCTTCGGAGGCATCTATGCGTAATGATTATGCAGGGCTGGAAACAGTTCTTAAAGACGATTACATGGGCAACTTGCTCAAAATCCCACAGCAGTCATCCACCCGTTTGTTCGGTGGTTTTTCCCAAGTTACCGTTGAAGGTAAACAGCTTTTTGTAGACGGTATCGCTCCGGTCGATTACCGTATTGATAATTCGCAGAACGCGCCTTCAGTTGGTGCGGCAGCGAGTTTCTTCCGCCGGAAACTTGATACAGATCGCATGATCATCGAAATCGATTACGACGAACACTGGTTCCGTAAGACGACTGAGAAGAATCCTTCGGCCTTGATCTCCAGCCAGATGATGCTTGCATCTTATCGCTTTTTGGATAAGGTCGGTATTTCGGCTGCTTTTGCTGATGTCAAGTATGGTGAAAAGGGAGACAGCACTTTGACCTATGCTCAAGACAACGGTATCACTCTTGACGCTTCCGCAGGTATCACGGATGAATTGCTTCGCAAGATCAATCACCGTTTTACAGGTACTGAAGTCGTTGAACCGAATGGTCAGAACGCAGTTAAGTTCTGCATCTCGGAAGACGAACAGTATGACATGGGCGGACTTACCACTCTGATTTCGAACGAATTTCAACGCCTCTATCCGCAAAACGCGGCCGGCGCTGGAAATGGTTCTGGTTTCCAGAAGGTATACGGCATGAACATTGTATCGTTCGGCGCGCAAGCTGAAACAGGTAAGATGTTGACTGAAGCATCCGGTCTTCGTGACTGTATCGCTTTCGGTAACGACGCGCTTCTTTTTGGTATGGCGTCGGATGGCGTATCTTTCGAAATCATTCCTTTGAAAGAAACTAAGATCTCCACTGTTCGTTTGCGTATGACGATGACCGCTGGTGCGGTTCGTTCTGATGGCCGCAAGGTTATCAAGTTCCAAACGACCGTGAAAGATCCGAACACTTTCTACGGGGCTTAATTTTTAATCTGATCCCCCTCCTAACGGAGGGGGTATCATCAGGAGGTTCTTATGTCAGCTGATGTTAAATTGTATGAAAGTTCCGCAGGGCAGCCGATCAAATCCTACAAGGTAGCAGGTACGGATGGTTTTGATTTGATCGCCGAAATTGATATCACGAACGGGGACGGCGCCGGTTCGATTTATCGTATCGCGCAGATTCCCGCCAACTATGCTCCTATTTGGGGTGAGTTGAATTGTGAAGCCGTGACCGGAGCGACAGACAACGATCTCGGTATTTACGAAACAGACGCCCAGGGCGGTGCGGTTATCGATAAGGATTGTTTTATCGATGGCGCGGATCTTTCGAGCGCTCTTGTAATTGGTTCTGGTGTCAATGCGATCAAGGATCTAACGACTTTGAAAATCGGTGACACGCTCAAGGATCTTGCCGGAGACGGTATTTCAGAACGCCAAGCGTATACTTTGGCTTTGACAGCCAACGCGGCGCCAGGCGCGACGAAGAAAGCGTTCTTGAGAATGCGTTTTATCAACGCGGCGTAACTTTTCCTTTCGTTTAGTTACGGGGGTGCGCCTCTTTTTCAGGGAAGGGGCGCACTCCATTCCGTATTTTTGGGGGTCTTATGTCAGAACCTGTCGCACCGACAGAACTTGCGAACCTTACTCTTGATCTCATTAAGACGGAAAATATCGAAGATGTCGTCGATGTGGAGGGAGACCCTATCGCATCGGTTCTCAATCGCTGGTATGACATCAGTAAGCGCAAATGTCTCGAAGGGTTTCCTTGGATATTTGCGACAACCCGCGCAGCGATTCCTTTAGTATCTCCGGCCCCTGCTTTCGGGTACACAGACCAGTATCGTCTTCCGTCCGATTTCGTTTCTTTGAACTTCATTGATGACGAATCTTTACCGCTTGACAAGACGGACTATCAGATCGAAGAAAATAATCTTCTTATTGATAACGGAGGGGCGACTTCTCTCAATATCGGGTATGTCCGTAACAGCACAGACATCGCGAAATGGACAGCTGCGTTTAGAATTTATGTCGCATATCAGCTGGCGTATTTTACTGTTTTCGCTTTGACAGGACAGAATCAAACAACGACCCGCATCCAAAACCAGTTGACTAAACACATGACGGAAGCGAAAGCCATCAATGGTCTTTTAAGCCCACCTCGCGCTTATCGCGAGTCGAGGATGATTACAGGTCGTAGATTATACAGGAGTTAAGATGGCGAATCTTGTAGCTCCGATTTATGATTTCAAATCAGGGGTCTTAGGCCGTGATGTTTTAGGTCGGCAAGATCTCAAGATTCTCAAATCTGGTCTTTTGCGCGGTGAGAATTTCATCACCAAAATCCAAGGCCCTCAGAAGTTTCGTCCCGGTTTCAAATACATCCGTCGCACCCGCAACAATCTTCCCGCACAACTTTGGCAATTCGTATTTAACGATGACCAAGCGTTTGTGCTTGAGTTTACTGATTACATGCTTCGCTTCTACACCCAGGAAGGAATCATTACCGAGACAGCTAAAACGATTACTGGTTTTTCCAACGCCAACCCGGGTGTTATAACAAGTAACAGTCATGGGTATGTTACAGGTGACGAGATCTTTCTTGAGGGGATTGTAGGTAGCGACGGTATGGAGGATCTGAACGGGCAGTTTTATAAGGTCGTATACATTGGGGCCAATACATATTCTCTGACCGACTTGGATGGGAATGCTATCAATACAACTTCGATTGGCGCGTATTCTTCAGGCGGGACGACTAAACGTGTTTATCAGATCGCGACACCCTACACTAAAGTTCAGGCGGAGAATTTGAAATTAGCCGGCACTGCTGATATTCGATACCTTGTTGATGGAGTTCACATGCCTCGCAAACTTACGCGCCTTTCGAATACGAGTTGGACGCTTACTACCTTCGTTCGCACGAATGATCCATTTGATCAGATCGCGATCACAGCGGCGACGCAAGCCAGCCCATGCGCGATTACGACGGGCGCGGCGCACAATCTTACTTCTGGTGACGAAATTTTTATCGAAGACATCACAGGGATGACTCAGCTTAATAATCGTTTCTTTGTTGTTACAGTCACTGGCGGTACGACATTCACTCTTAATGGTGAGAACAGCTCTGGATATACGGCGTATGTGTCCGGCGGGTATATGAGTTTGGCTGGTAATGCTCCGCGCGCGGTAGGCCTGTACGGCGCGTCTCTTTTTTACGGCGGTGCGGATAACGACCCCGATGTGTTTCACAAATCGCGGTCCCCAAGCACATCGACTGGTGAGCCTCGTTATGATGATTTTACTGTTGGTAGCGCGCCTGAAGATTCCGTTACGCAGCCGATCAGTGCATTGGGAGAGAGCGTCGCGCGTATTCGTTTCTTCGCAGGTACTCGTTCTTTTCTCGCGGTTGGAATGTACGGCGGTATGTCGAAGATTAACGGCGGGCAAGATACGACGCCGATCACGAATGTTGATATCGGAACTTTTCCTATCGACGGATTCGGCGTTGCGGATGTTGCGCCTGTTCTTTTCGGGAATGAACTTCTTTATGTTCAGCGCGGAGAGACAAATGTGATGAGCTTCGCGTATTCTTTGCAGAACGATGGGTTTGAATCGGTAGACACGATGCTTCAAAGTCCAGACCTTTCTCTTTCAGGGATTCGTCAACTCGCGTACCAGCAAGGATCTCCGAGTTTGGTTTGGGCACTGCTAAACAACGGAACATTATTGGGTCTGACACTTGACCTGTGTCGCAGAAACATACTCTACGATTCCCGCAACGCCCGTTTCTCCCCCGTCAATAAATTTGACTCG